TCAGGAATTGACCTTCCTTACAACCGTCAGGAAAACGGAATGACTACACTCACTTGGAACGGCATTAACGTTATTCCGATGCAGTTGTGGGATAGGATGATTTCGGCTTACTTCGGTGATGACGGCACTCCTGTAAAATCTACATTGCCTCACCGCGTAATGCTTGCACCAAAGAGCAACCTCCTGTTGGGTGTTGAAACTACCGGGTCACTCGGAGAATTGGACGCATGGTATTCACGCGATGATGAAAAGATGTATGCTAAATTCGGAGCTTCTATTGATGCAAAGATTGGTATTGATTCAATGATTCAACTTGCATACTAATACAACGAAAAAAAAGAAACAGATATGAAAAATAAACTTAAATTCGTTTACTTGCTGATTACAGGTTTGTGCGGTGCGCTCCTGTTCGGCACGTTGGTAGGTGCAGGCGACCCGGTACTAACAAACATTGCCACGCTTGTTTCCTTTGCGGGTGCATTCGCACTGGCTTACGGATATTCACCCCGTGACCAACGGAGCATGGCGATGACCTGCGGAGCGATTACGGCAGGCATTACCCTGAACTGTAATGACCCTTTGAGTGCGGGTGTAGTTGCTACCTTCTACATTGCAAACAAAGCAGATATTGCCTCGATTAGTTACGACCCTACAAATCCAATGTTAGCTGATAACATTACGATGGTCGCTACTAAAACATTCTTTGCCGTGGAAGGTCAATTGCAATCTACCGAACCGACAATGGCAATGGTAAAAGGTACTTATGTAAATCAGTTTGAACACTCTGTAAAGTTCCTTATTTTCAAGATTGACCCTGATACCAAAAAACAGGTGTTGAATATGAAAGACGGTAACTTCGTTTGCATTGTTGAGAATAACTATACAGGTTCAACCGGAAATTCAAAGTATGAAATTTACGGAGCGGGTAGTGGTTTGAAAGCTGAGGTAATCGAGCGTAATCCTGCAGATGCTGACAACCTCGGAGCGTATTCAATCGAACTGAAAACACAGGAATATGCACGTGAGGTGAAGCCTCCAGTTGCATTGTTTGACACTGACCTTGCGACTACTGACGCACTGGTTCAGGGACTCCTGTAATTGTAATTAATTGCAACCGTAAAGAGGGGACGGGTTTACGCCCTTCCCCTTTTTTAATACCTTCGCAATATGTATCCAATTGAACAGGTAAAGGAATTTTCAAAGTTGTTAAATGTGTATAACGTCCTCACAAATGAAAATGTACGGACTGAATTTTTACAGATGTACGCTTATACATTTGAAGAATATCCCTCCTGTTCCGGATGCCCTGACGAAATCGAAAACGCTATTTTTAAATTCATGTGGATTATTAAGAAACACACAAACCAATCATATCTTATGAAAGCTAATTCAATAAGCAAATACACAATGAAGGATAAGGTACGGATTTATTCGTCCTCACTTGGAATTGTTGTAACGAAATATAACTGTACGGATGCGATTGCAGAGGCATTGATAAAAGAGAATCCGAATTGCATTAATAGTTTTATTGTAAATGTACAGGTTGAGCCAAAGCCTATTGAAACTTTTTCCGTGGTGAATCCTGACCCCGAACCAATGCCGATTGCAAAGGTGAAAACAGAAAAGGAAAAAAAGATAGTCCCGGTAGAAAAAGGAAAGAGGGGAAGAAAAAAGAAAGTTGCCTAATTAAAAAACAATGGCAGAAAAAAACAGCCGCATTGCCGTTCCGTCTTTTGCTCAAAAGCGGGTGTTATTCAGGGATGATAAATCTCTGAATGTACAATCTTACGACCTTGACAATATCTATCCGCAGCGGGTACGTAATGCGATAAATTCAAGCGGTACGGGTACGGCCTGCACCACGCTTTTTACAAAGCATTTGCGAGGGAGGGGATTCAAAAATGATGACCTTGAAAAGTTAATCGTAAACGAAAAAAATCAGACCCTTGCGGATGTTCACCGTTTGGTGTGCGCTGACCGGGCAATGTATTTAGGATGGGCATTGCACGTTTCATACAATGCAATGTTAGAACCGATTGCAATAAAACACATCCCTTTTGAATACATACGCCTATCCATTGCCGATGATATGGGGAATGTATTGACTGCAAAGATTCACCCGGACTGGGCGAGGGAATCGGGTAAACCGTTCGACCGTTCAAAGATTATTGAAATTGATTTTTATACAGAGGACACGGAGCGCATATACGAACAGATTGAAAGGGCTGGAGGTTTCGACAAATGGCAAGGGCACGTGTTGTATTTTAGTGAAAAGGGAAGTAATGTTTATCCTCCTGCGGTTTGTGATCCCGTGTTTGAAGATGTTTTAACGGATGCCGGAATTAAGATTTGGAAGTTCAGAGGTATTTCAACGGACTTCATGGCAAATTATTTTTGGATATTCCCGGGTGAATTTGCGGATTCCGTAGAGCGCGAAAACTATATTGCCGCGGTAAATAGTTTTCAGGGTGCGGATAATTCACATAAAATTGCAGTTGTTGAATGCCCTGTTCCTGAGAGCAAACCTGAATTGATGAAGGTTGAGAAACAAGATAACGACAAGGTATATGAATTGACTGAAACTACGGTGAGGGAAAATATCATTCGCGCATACGGGCAACCTCTTGCACTCCATGCTATTCAGATGCCGGGTTCACTCGGATTGAGTAGGGAATGGGAAGAGGCAAAAGCGAATTACGATGAACGGACGGCAGATGACCGCGAACGGATAGCGTATTCGTTTAAACCGATTTTATCCCGGTGGGCGTATGGGAATCCCGCTCCCGATGGAGATTATTTAGTCGTTCCTTTGACTGGTTTAGCAGACGAAAAACAAACCAAACCAATTTCGGAAACATTGGAGGTTGGTAAGTTGCAATCTTTACAACTTGTAATTACTGACACCACTATGACTTCCGAACAAAAGATTAATTTCTTAGTAGCGGTTTACGGAATTGATTTTGAAACCTCGGTAAGTATTGTAAACGGTACTCCATTACCAATTGAAAAAAAGGCATGAGCGAACAAATCGACCTTTTAATCGGGCGTAGTGATATAACACCCTACGCGCAAATTGCTATCCAGTCACGGGATGAAAATATGTTATTCCCTCACGTAATCGCATCGCAAAATGTGGACGTTCAACCTGCCTTAGGAGGTGCATTGTTTACTGATTTGCTTACCAATAGGACGGACGAAAAATACCGTACATTATTGGAGGGCGGTACGTATCAAAATACAAACGGGAATACGGTTCGTTTTCAGGGGTTAAAAGCTGCCATTGCCTGTTTTACTTACGCCCGTTATTTGATGTGGAAAAACGCAGTAGATACCCCGTTCGGAGTTGTATCTAAAAAATCAGAATACAGTGAACTTGCAGACACAAAATTGATTACATCAATAGCGAGCGAAAAACGAAGCGAGGCGATGCACTATCTTCGAGAATCCATTGAGTTCATTAAAGAAAATGAGAATGAATATCCTTTATTTTGGGAGAGTTGCAATAGACAACAACCGGATAAAGGAATACATAAACTAAACGGAGCAAGTCGGATATAATGATACGCGGAGGTACTTACGAAATCGAAGTTACAATTACGGACGTGGATACGGGCGACCCGCTCGACCTCACCAACGCCGAAGGTATTTTGGTCGGGTTGTATGGTGATGGTAACAGAATCTTTGGTAAATGGAGTTTAATTGCTAAACCCGGTTACGGCTCTGTAATAATTACGGATGCGGTGAATGGTGTTATTACTGTTTACGTGGAGGCTACCGATACACTGAAGGCGATTGAAAAAATGGCCAAACTTGAAATAAAAGTAGCCATGCCAAACGTTGTATTTAATGACAGTGTACAGATTAGCATTGCAACAGATATTCAGATTGAACCAGTGACACGTTCCATCTTTGAAGGTATATCCCCCTCATGAAGTATATTGCATCGGCAAAGGTCAAACCAAAAATTACAATTGGTTTGCAGTTGAAAAAAAAGATAACTGCTCAGGTGAATATAATTACCGGAGTGGTTTCTGCTTGCCCTTTGTATGATTTAATTGATGGAGGTGAACCCGGAACTGTTTACACTCCAATAAATGGATTTAATTTAATTGA